CGCTGCAGCCATCAACTGCTGACGCATGAAGTCCGGGTAGTTGTTGCCCGCGTCCGGCGGTTTGGAAAATTCCACCTCTTCGCCCGGACCGAGTTCCTGCATGGTGCCGGGTTCGAGTGCAACCATGGGCGTGAAGCCGTCGCGGTCCAGATCCAATAACGCGCCGGTGACCGGATCGCGTGGAGCCGGACCCGAGTCAGGCGACGGGCGTTTGATGAAACCGGCGAACAGGTTGGCCACCTCCTGACGGAACAGCACCGCGTCGTCGTAGTTGTCCAGACTGCGCAGCCGTTTCAGAACCGGCGACAATCGCGGCACACCGCGCAACTGGCCAGGTTCGACCGGTTCGAAGATGTGCAGCACCTGCGCGGCCGGGACGCGCACTAGCTGGTTGTAGCCGGCGTTCAACGAGGCCGCATCACGCGGGTGCGACAGGTACATCCAATAAGCTACCCGCTTGCCGCCGGGCGTGAACTCGATGCCGGCGCGGATGACGTTGCCGTTCTTGGTGCTCTCGAATTTGTCGTGCGGCACGAACTCCGGCGCCAGAATCTGCAACTGCAGCGGAACCGCCAAGCCTTCGTCCCGACTGCGAGGACGCAAGCGAACAAAGCATTCACCCGATGTTTCCACCGTGCGCGCCACCAGCGCCTGCTGGCCGTAAAAGTCGGTGCGGTCATCCGCATCAGATTCATCAACCCAATCGCTCCACAGCTCCTGCAGCAGCTTGCGCAGGGCATCATCATCGGTCGCTGGCCGAGGGGTGATGCCGGTGCCGATCAGGTTGCTGACGCGCTTGTCGATGACGTTGAAGGCATATGGGTCATTGCGAACCGCTGCCCGGGAGCGCGACCGCAAATTGCGCAGTGCCGGGGTGTTGATGCTGTTGATCCCGTTGTCGGGAGCGTCCCAGTTAGCGGATCGGCGGCCTTCACCAGCGCCTTCGTAACTGGCCTTGATGTTGGACGGCAGCACAAAGCCGTTACGGGTCAACGTCGGAAAATGTCGGGCCATTAAAGTCCCTTGCCTCCGTGATAAAGGCGAACCACGCGCGAACGTGGCCCGGCGGCGCTGGCCAGCGACGAGCGTATTTCTTCGCGCGCCTTGAGCAGCTCATCGACCGTGCGGTATTCCACGGTACGGTCGGTGTAGCGCACAGTTTTCTCACCGCGAGCAATGGCCGCCTCAACCGCGTCGAGGTGCTTTTTCGTAAATGACATATCAGCGTCTCTTCAGGTAGCCACTGGTGGAGCTGCGGCGTTGTGGGGGAGCGGCTGCCGGACGTGATTTCACGGCTGGTTGCGGCGCCTGTGGTGCGGCCGGTGTTTCGACTGGCCGGCTGAGCCGCTCGCTCTGAACGGGTTGGCCACTATCGCCCGAAGCCGACTGGATGACCGCCTGCCGAATCCGCGCCCAATCGTGATCCTGGTAGCGATTGATGCCGAGGTAATGGGCCATGGCCAGGTTGTAAACCAACAGGTCGAGCGCTTCGTTGCGCTCGGCCTTGCCCTTGGTCCATTCGATGCGTTTATGCCCCCTGACGTAACGGGTGACTTTGCGCTCAGCCACACACTGGGCGAAAAAGTCATCCGGCAGGTCGTTGGCAAAGTGCAGCGCTCCCGGGCCGGTGTCGAATGCATAGCGGTTGTAGATCCAGTCCTTCGCCGTGTCGGTACCGACAATCCATAGTTCGGCGCCATGCCGTTCAGTCAGGCCCTTCCATGTCACGTCGACCATCGAAGGTCGCTGCGCGATCACCGGCCGGCCCCGCTTGCTCGCCCCCTTGATGGCGAACACGCTGCGCCAGCGGCGCATACGACAGAACTGATAGACCTCATCCGTATGGTTACCACCGGAGTCGACCGCAGTAGCCATGATCATCAGCTCAGCACCACAAGGGTGTCGGTAACGGGCCTTGAGTAACTCGTCCAGCGCCACCCAGGTGCGCTCATCGGCAGGGTCGCCGGAGACCACTTGAAAGTCGACCACCCAGCGCTCCATGCCAGCGCCCCAACCCATCACCATCAGTTCCAGGCGGTTGGCTTGGGTGTCAACAGAAGCGGTCAGCATCAACACGCCGTCGGGCATTGAGCCAAGCCCGTAGTTTTCCAGTCGCGCCCGATCCATCAGCACACCGGCTGAGGTTTGCTCCTGAGCGCTATCCCAGACCTTGGCCAGACGGGTGTTGTAAAACACCTGCATCGGCTCCAGATCGCCTTTGGCCTGAGCCTTTTTAGCCTTCTCGAATTGCTTGGCCAACGAGGCCCAACCGGTCCAGCCGGGCGGCGAGTACAACGCATTCAAGTTAAAACCAATGGTTTCGCCATCGCCCTGGGTGTGTGCTCGCCACTCCCCTTTCGCCAGCATCTCGCCCTTATAGCGTTCCTCGATCAGTACGTCGCAGTCGGGGCCGGCACACTGGTAATGCACAACCTGAAAATCCGCCGAGTAATGCAAACGCTCCCACTCCAGAACCTGCATGTGTTCACAGGTTGGGCACGGCACGTAGTAGTAACGCTGATCGCTGACCTCAAACAGATCAGCGATCCGGGACGCCCCCCTGACCGTCGGCGAACTGGAAAAGTAAAATTTTGCGTTACGGCCGAAAGTACTACCGCGAGTCTCGGCCAGTTCGACCGGGTCGCCCTCTTCGCCCACGTCCACACTCCAGCGATCAACCTCGTCGCCGTAGATGTAGCGTGCGGAAAGCTCCGCCAGGTTGGCCGCAGAACCGGCCGTGGTGATGTACAGCGAACCACCCTCGAACTCCTTCGTGTCCATGGTGTTGCGCGCATCTCGCGAGCGGTTGGACGCCACGCGCTCACGCAGCACCGGCGTGGCCTTGATGGTTTTACCAATCCGCGAAGATACCCGCTTGGCCAACCCCAGACTGGGCAACAACGTCAGGATGTTGGACGGGGCCATATGGATCAGGCCACCGATCCAGTTCAAGGCGATCTGCGTCTTCATCAATTGCGAAGCCACCATGGTCACCACCCGCTTGCACGGGTGGGCAGGTGACAGACAGCGCATCGGCTCACGCGCATAAGGGGTGCGCGAAGTGTGGTATTGACCAGGCTCGGCCGCACCCGTGTCGCGCGGGATGCGCATGTACTCGTCGGCCCACTGATCAATCCAGACATCTGGCTCTGGTCGCTGCCCACGGAAATACGCTTCGCGGTACACCGTCGCACCGTTCGACATTTCTAAGGACATAGGGTTAGCTCGGGGTAATGGCTTGTTCGAGATCTGCTGTAGACAGCCGCTCAGCATCTTCCAGTGTTTGTCGTAAAGCGGCCGTCAGACGCTTTTCGATTTGCCATGGATCAGACAGCGAGGCCAGTTCAGGCGATAGCTGTGGAGCCATTCCAAGCAAAAGATCGCGCAGTAAACGACCGGCGTTATAGGCTGCATCTTCGACCGCTTTGCGCTCTACCAAGGTGCCTTGGGCTTTAAGGAAGTTGTTTTTTTCCTGAAGCGACAGGTAGTGCTCACGAAGAGCGCGTGACTTTTGAAAGTCGGGTACCTGACCAGAGGGGTCATCTACAAAGTCTGCGATGACTATTTCCAGCGGTGGCTGATCACTCCGCTTCGGGCGATTGCGCTCATGTCGAGCGGCGACGGCGGCCTTACTCGGGTCGCTCGTCATGGCCAGAAGCTTCTCGCTGGCCTCCACATCAATCTTCCCGGCAGCGTTCAGAACCAGTCGTTCATTCTTGACCAGCTTGCCGACGTACTGCCTCGACCACCCCTTCAGCTCGCAGTACTCCTTGCGAGTTACAAAAGCCATGCGGCCTCCATCGTCGTGGCTTGTTAAGCCTGTCAACTAACCCGGCTTAGTTGACAGGCCTTCCGACCATTGCGCCGGGGCTGCTGTTTAAGAAAATGAACAGGCACGAAAAGGCTATACAGCCCAATAGAACCGGGGGTTACTTCACTACAAAACACTGTTTGGATCACGCGAACCCTGTCGCTGGAAACCCAGAATTTCTTGTCAACCTGTCAACCACTGTCAACTAACTTTCCAGCCCTGTGGCTAACGCTTTCCCGCGGGTTTCCGACCCCGTACCCTTCGGATAACCCCAGGGTCCCCGGCGATGTCAGCTCCAGGTCGGGTCGGGGCTCACCTTTGATCCACGACTCCTTCCCGTCATCGCCTATCACGCGGACCTGCATTGGCCAATTTCCTTGGAATATTTGATTGTCAGCGACCTACTCGTCGACTTGAATGCCTGCCTTCTTTGCCAAGAACCTGGTGTACAAACCACCGGCTACATCGGCACCAATCACCGCAATAACGATGCCCAGTCCGGCGGCCAGGTACAGGTTGTTCCAGAGCGCCATTGTTAGCAGCAAAGTGGCCATGCCCAAGAGGCCGGACGCGAGAAAACGCAACGCTACTCGCTGCAAGATCTGTCGTAGTCCGAGGTCGCTGCCAGACGCTCTCAGCATCTCGCCCGACAGGCCCGCCATGCTCAACAGAATCAACAGCCAAAGGGGTACATCCGCGAGCGCCTGTTGTTCCGTGCTCATTTGTAGTCCTCAAATAGGTTCGGCCTCCATGTCACTGTCATCCGCTAAAAGCAAAGAGCCAGGCATGGGACCGAAAACGAAAAAGCCCCGCACGAGGGCGGGGCTTATAAATTGGTATGAAAAAACCCGACTCGATGGCCGGGTTTTGAAAGCGTCTCGCTGCGTTCACAGCAGTTCACGCTGCTATGAAACCAGAGTTATTCCGCGCGGAAAACCTTTATTTTCCGGTGCCTTCACGAATGACAACAAAATCTTTCGCCAAGAATTAACCTCTATGACTCAGAAAACCTCTCAGAAATTTCCTCACGCATTTCCTTGAGAATATCTAACAGCGGGATCGGCCTACCTCCTTTTTTTGAAAACTCTTGGATATGCATCTCAAAATTAAATTTCTGAGTGCGTGGATTTGAATCTATTTGCTTCGCATACTCCAAGAACTCTACAAGCCCCACCCTTCCGGCACTTACAAGATCCATCAGTTCTTCAAACTCATGAATTGTCAGAAAATACATATTCTCTATTGGAATTTGGTGATCCGACGAGTAAGCGCTCCGAACTTTATCAAGCTCTGCACCTCCAACAACATTTGCGAACGCCATCCCATTTCCAACATATAGCTCTTTGTATGTCACCACCAAAAGATAATTATTGGCGCGCTGACAAATAACCGGATTCTTCACGCTGACTTTAGGCAATCTCGAAATGACTTCATGACCCTGCTCAAAGGCTTTAATCAGAGATGTTTTAACCGCTCGACGCATATCCATCTTTCGAACCGCGGCCATCCCCCCTTGAGCCATTTCCACTCCCTTCGCATCAATAAGAACATTTGATTCGTCGTCCGCAATCAAAAAATCTATTACCCCTCCAACACCTGGTAGTTCTTTAATTAACTCGCTCTCTATCGCTATTGGAAGCTTCGTTTTTTTTAGCCACTCACCGACATACTTTTCAAAAGACTTTCCGAACGGGTTATTAAAAGCGTTAACATCGTCCGACTTCAAAAGATCGAATACGAAATGCCCCAATGAACGACTCAGAACGGCAGGAGACACGCACCAATATTTACCGTCGACCTTGACTAAAGGAAACTTCAAAAAAGGGGTTTGATGTAAAAATTCTTCGGGGCTCCGTCCATCAGTATCGGCGTCCCTCAAGGCTTTATTCAAATCATTTACATCGATTGAAATTGCTCGAAGATATGCATCAACGTCATACGCTTCAAATGGTGGACAAAGTGCAAAGAGATAATCCCGGCTTAAAATTCTGCCCTGACTTTCCACTGCAGCCAACAGCACAAACGAAATTCTAAGGAACGTTTCAATAGGGAGGCCGACCAGTTTCAAAAAACGCGTTTTGAAATAATGGTTACTTGGAACTCTAGAAAAAATTATTTCCTGCCTAGCCAAATCAACAAGCTTACCTTCTGCCTGATAAAAAAACTGCTGGTATGCAAGAGCCCTCATGAAGAGTCGCACCTCTTCGTACTCATCAGGCATCTTATCACTATCAGTTAGATCCAAGACTTTTTGCAACAGCGCTAGGTACTGCACACTATTAATGGAAGGTCGCGGCAAAAAGCTATTAGCGAGTTCATCCGAGTAAACCCACTTTATTAGAAGCAGCACTAGCCAAGGTTGCCGAGCAGCTTTGTCTTGTTTATTTTTTGAAGGAGCATAAAGATAACCAAGCGACGCATCCAATATGCTTAGGGGATAATACTTTCTAAACTCACCCTGAATTTCTCGAAAACCTTTTTCAAACGCCGCAAGCGACTCCATTGCCTTACTCATGCTGCTCCCCTCAACGCGATGAAAACGATCCACGAAATGTACATTAAAATCGTGGAAAGATCGTCATTGGTTGAAGGTAAGCATTGGCTTTCAGAAATAATGTATTTTAAGAACGCATCTACACTATGCGATCAAGTCGACATGGCTTATGGCGCAATCGATCCAGGCTGATCCAGCCCTAACCAGTTCACGCGCCTTACCCTCACTTATGCCGAAGTGTCTACCAACTCTAACCATCGGCCACTTAGCACCAAAATAGAGCCAAACTACATCTCCCATCTGCTGATCACGGTGCGCTAGTCTCGCAACGGCATGATCAATAGCTACAGCCCAATCATCAGTAATGCAATAATTTTTGGTTTCGGATACCTGCGCAATCGCCTGACGCATCAGAGCTAATGTCGGGGACGTATAGCCTGGCACACCCATCCCATCCATCCTCCACCAGCCCCACTGCTCCAGTAAGTATTCGGTGTCTCCCAATGGTCGGCCAGCCGGCTTACGAATCATCATTCCTTCAATCCCCTGTGTAATTTGTGCCGCCCGCCCCCAGGCGGTTCGATCGTTCGTATTGGCTTTGTGGTTCGCTCATCAGCGGCGAACCTTTCAGCGCCGCAATTTCACGCTGAGCGTGCTGCAATTTGAAACTCAATTGAGTGACCAACTCGTCGGAAGAAAGCACCAACTTGCTCCCCCAAACAACCCAACCTGAGCCGTTGCAATCAGTGCAAACCAGCTCATAAAACAGCCCTTTCACCACCGCGTTCCCCGCGCAGATTGAGCAAGGCTCCAGCTCGATCCGTTCCCGCTTAAAGCCAGGCACTCGCCCTTTTTGCATGATTTGAAACCTCGCCTATGGTTGTTTCTTCAATGGCCTTGCAGGCCTTATGGTCTGCGGCTCCCAGCGAATTACCAGAATCTTCAAATCTAAAGCCGGTCAATCCATGAATCGCTGCAAAGCCTTTCTGATCTAGATGTGCGTGCCACTGTTCGAGGGCATCACGCTTGCGGCTCATCACGTCCGACTGGATATAAACCTTCACGTTGTGGCCCATCGCGTGGTTGATCAGCAGCTCGCCAATCAGGTGGTCGATGCCGAGATCTGCCCAGCCAGTGCGGGCCAACTTGCGCAGGTCGTGACTGGTCCACTCGCCCTGCCCCAACCGACGAAACACGGCGCAGCCCTGAGCCTCGCCCAGTGACTTGCCGTTGCGCGCCGGGAACAGACACTGGCCCTCATAGCCTCGGGCGTATTGACCTTCGCGGTACCGGGTCAGCAGCGTGCACACTTGCTCCGTCAGGGGAAGTTGATGCTCGACACCGGTTTTCGTGTTCTCGGCCGGGATGAACCATTCCCGCTCGGCCAGGCTGATATGCGACCAGCGCGCCATACGGGTTTCACCGATCCGCGTGCCGTGGCAGAGCATCATCAGCGCAAGCATCGAATCCAGCGGCTCGGTGGCCATGACGTCGGCCAGTTGCCCGAGGAGACCTTCCAACTGAACACCGCGAAGCCGAGACGGCTTGATGCCGACCTTCGCCTTGGAGAAATCGTTGAACCGGATAGCAGCCATCGGGTTGGGCGTGATCATCCCCAGCTTGGCCGCCTGCCGGAATGCCAAGGCCAACAGCTGGAACGCGGAACGCACGTAGTCGATGGAAACCGTCTCCTGCAGCGGCCACATCAACAGGGTGTCGAGTGCGGGCTTGTCGACGCCGATCAGGGGCAGCTCACCGAGACGCGGCTTCAGGTGGCACTTGATGATCGAGGCGCCGGTGTTTTTGCGCTTGGTCGACAGATTGCGATCGCGCGACATGCGATCAGCGAACCAGTCCAGCAGTTCGCCAACAGCGTTCCACTTCGACAGGCTCGCGCCCTCCCCGGCGGCCAGACGCAGCCGAAGCGACGGCAGCGCCGCTACAACCTGTTTGTGAGTCAGCTCGGGGAAGGTGCCGATGGGATTCCACTTGCCCTTCAACACCAGGTACCACGAACCACCGGTTCGAGCCTTGTTGAAACGCAGGTACAGGCCCTTATTCTCAATGTCGCGTACGTCCTGTACGGTGCCGGCCACTTGGCGTTTGATCTCAGCTTCGGTGATCTTCACCGCGGCGGTACTCATGCGGCCCCCTTCACGGTGAGAATTCCAGCCATGATCAGGGCTTCGTGGGTTTCGGCGATGGCGCGCGGCACGTCCTGCCAGTCGATCTCGCCGGCGGCGCGGCCGTCGATCACGTCGTGGCAAGCGCTGCACGCGTACACCGCCACGGTGTCAAAGCCTTTCATGCCCATACCCTTCTGCCCGCAAGGCAGATGCGCGAGGACGGTGGTTTCTGGATTGTGATTGCAGATGCCTGGCATCCGGACGGTGCACTCTTGGCCATCGGCCGAGGCGCGAAGCTTCTTCGAGCTCACTCGCATGCAGGCTTCCCCGTCACGACGTCTACGACTTCGTAGGTCCCAGGCCACATCCACGAGCCATAACGCTTGGCCATGGCCTCGTCGGCAAACAGCGCCAGCGCGTGATCAGGCGGCGAACTCAAATCGACCTTGAACGAGCAGCAGAACACTGCGAATCGATAGGTATCGATTTCGGGTACAGCAAGGCGACGGTCACACACGTTCTGCCCTCCCCGCACGCATCGCGCGCAAGTTGGCCAAAGCGGTGTTACCCACTTCGGGGTTGCGATCAAGCTTAGGCGCAGCAAGTTCAGCAATAGGGATAGAGCCTAGGGGTTCACCCTTCCAGATCTTCCTGCACTGGGCCAAGTAGTGACGCTCGAAGCTCGCCAAACCAAGTTCACGCGAGAGCAATGGCAGGCCATGAAAACCAGCGGCCGCAGTAGCGTGGTAGACCGCAGCGTGCATCCACTTGGCCGAATCACGCATAGCGGGATGGCAGTTGCGAAGACCTTGGGCGTATGCCTTTTCGACGCTCGGCAATCCCAGCCCTTCAGGGGCAAAGCACCAGCTGACGAAAACGCCGGGCGCCGGAACAAATGCAGACTTACTCGCACTCAGGACGCGCATGCCGTGGTCGATTTGCTCCATTCGATTGATCCCGGAGCGCATGAACTCGCCGAGCCATTCAAGCTTCGAGGCGTTCATCACGGCCTCAGTCGGCCAAGACTGGCGCCATGCACCACAGGCACCGCGAAGACGCAGGAACAAATCGTCGATGACAACTTTGGTCGATGGATCAACCTCGGCCACTACTGGGTCGGACGTCGGCACGTAGGTAGGGTCGGTTCGCCGTTTGGCAATAAGATCGCGTGCAGATTTCATAGCCGAACCCCCTTGGCAGTCCAGTCACCGGTCGCATCCATCTCTTCCTCAATGTCACCGGACTTCACAGCGCGATCACGCTTGATCCACTTGGCAAGGCGGTGGCACCAGCCAGCGGCGTTGTCACGGGTATCGGGTTTGGCGATGAAGAAACCTTTGAACGAGTTAATCAACTCATCGGTAGCCGATGAGATCGGCAAGCACATCAGGCGAAGCTGGTCTTCCAACTGTGTCGCGCTGAACTCCCAGTCGGCAAACATCGAAAAGCGCTGGCGAGGATCTTCGAGAGCTTGTCGATCCTGAACATCGACCACGCCAGAAAACTCGCGCTGCAGCTGCTGTTCGGTTACCTGATGGTTAATTGACGTATTGGGTGCAGCCGCTGCACCCCGTTCTGTCGTAGGTTGCACCCCGTTCTGTTGTGAATTGCACCCCGTGCCGTCATCTGCACCCCGTTCGGAACGGGGTGCAGAATTTGCACCCCGCAATAGTTGAAGGTCGTAAACGATTGGGCGGCGGTCGTGGCGATCAATGTGAACAGCAGCGATCGCCTGGTTGCCCTGCTTGATCAGCCCGGATCTCTCCAAGTCATTCAGTTTGTAACGCACGGTGCGCTCGGAAAGACCGGTGTCCTGAGCCAACGTGGTAGCCGACGGGAACGCGCCAGCACCATTCGATCCGGCATAGTTGGCCAGGCACAGCAGAACGTGCCGGGCACTGGCATCCTTGAGAACTTGCGTGGGCAAAGACAGCGCCCATGACATTGCTTGAACGCTCACAGCGAGGCTCCGATATTCAGTTCGGCAAAACGAGATGACGTGTGTTGCGACACGCTTTGCGAACTCTGAAAACGTGTCGCGACATTGTTCTGGGTATTGCTAGAATTTGGCTGGCTCTGCATAATCGGGTCTCTCTAGTTTTGCGAATCAGCCGACCTTCTCCGTCGGCTTTTTTGTGCCCGGGATTCAGGCGGCCTTCACCGAGGCATCCATCACGTCTAGGCTCTGCCGAACGTGATTGATCTCCTGGCTGATCAAGTTTTTCTCGAAAGAACTGACGTGGTTGTCATCCAGCGCCTGGTGAACCGCGATGGTCAGATCGGCGACCTCTTTGCCGACGTTGATCAGCGACTTGGTGAGCGCTTGCGGCTCCGGCGCCGACTTCGATACCAAGTCAAAGCCGAACTCATTGGCCAAGGCCAGCAACGGGCGCATATCGCCGGTGTGCAGCAAGATCCCGAACAGATGCTCAATAGTCAGGTGATGCGCCGCGTTGTCCGGGTTTGAGCGCTGCAGCAAGCTCACGTGTGCCATGCACATCTTCCCGGCCAACTCCTCTGCCCCGCTTTCCTTGACGGTGGTGTGGCAAGCCCTCAAGAAATCTTCCATTCGTAAACTCTCAAATTTGTTTCCGTGGCGCCCTGCTAGTACGTGGGCGATCATTTGTTCAGGCAGTTGGCAATGACTGCCTCAGGCTGCCGTGCGCTTGGGGCGCGCCGGGATCGGACGAATCTCGTTCGCCTCAATACGCCCATCGTCGTAAACGGTGATTTCGATGCTTCTGCCGGCTCGAACCATTTGCGAGATCGCGCTCTGGTTCACGCCGAGAGCAGCAGCAAGCGCGGCTTGAGTGCCGTGCTCTTCTAGGTATTTGCTCAAAGGGATCTTTTTCATGGAATTTCCACGGCTTAATATCTACCATGAATAGTAGCAGCGCTGCTTTTTATCAGCAACAAAATACTAGCAGTGCTATTTGCTTGGATATCAGCTCTGCTAATACTCTTGCCCGTATGAAAATACGTCGCCCCCTCACCTCCGAAGAAGTCGCCGAGAGCGCTAGGCTCAAAGCTATCTACGAACAGCGCAAATCAGCTGCAAAAGCTGCCGGGCGCAGCCTTACGCAGGCGGACGTTGCTGAAGCGTGTGGATGGTCTGGGCAAAGTGCATTCAGCCAATACGCCACCGGGAAGGTGCCATTGAATGTGGAGGCGCTGCTGAAGCTCGCTAGGGCGCTCGACTTTGATGCAAGTGAGGTCAGCTCTCGACTGTTATCCACTGTCGCCAGCGTGCAGCAAGACCGCATACAGCCGAACGTAAAACTTGGCAGCATCGAAATTTGGGACGACGAAACTCCACTCGATGACGACGAGGTCTACGTCCCCTTCCTTCATGAAGTAGAGCTGGCGGCTGGATCTGGCAGGTTTGCGATTGAGGAAAACGCAAACTCGCGACTGCGCTTCAACAAGAAGGATCTGCGCCACAACGGTGTTCAGTTCAGCAACGCGAAGTGCGTGAAGGTCGGCGGCAATAGCATGGTGCCCGTGCTGCGCGACGGCGCGACGGTAGGTGTAAACGTTGGGAAAAACTCCCTGAGCGATATCGTCGACGGTGAGATGTACGCCATCAACCACAACGGCCAGCTGCGCGTGAAGCAGGTTTACCGCATCCCTACTGGGCTCCGCCTGCGCAGCTTCAACCGTGACGAGCACCCGGACGAGGACTACACGTTCCAACAAATCCAGGAGCAGCAGATTTCGATTTTGGGGCATGTGTTCTGGTGGGCGATGTACTCGCGCTGACGGCTGAGGACTAATTGGCTGAATATGCGAATGAACGTGGTGATCGGCCGGATAACCCGGTAAACGGGAAAACGCGGATGAACTCATGGAGAAATTTGGGCTTCCGGGGAAAGGTTTGGACCTTGTTTGGCTGGCCTTCTTGGTGCTGACCGCGAGCGAATCAGGCGATAGCTGGATGGGTGGAGGCTAATCCGGCCGTAAGCGTGTTTTCAGTCCTAACTTTCTCGTACTATGCGTTTTTGTTGCTGTGGTGGAGCTGGTACTGCTCAACCACTTCTACGATGCGCAACCGAGATGAAGGCGGAAAGGCGGGAAAGGTTGTGCGGCATGCGTGACCCTGCAAGGTGCAGGGGGACCAAGGAGAAAAAAGCGAGCGCGCGCGCCGAGGAATATTTTTTGGAATAATTTGACTGTGTTTTTGTAGTTGCTCTATGATTCTCTCAAGCCTTAGAGAGAATCCCCGCATGAGCGCCCAGTTATCCGATTCCCAAATCAGCAATCTGATCAAACCCTACGAACAAGTCATCGCAGAAGCCGTACTCAAAGGCTGGAAGCAATGGCTTGAGGTGCCAAATCGAGCTCAGTTCTATAACAGAACTCGGGCAAACGTCGTTTGGGACTATACCGTTGGCGCTCTAGAAGCGGCGCTTGACCCGCTTCCTGGTATCCACGTTAACCGAGCAGGAAACACCTGTATTTTCATGATTGGTCAGCAATTAGCCTTTCGCTTCAAAAAAGGCGACGAAAAGGGCTTTAGCAGCAATTACCCGACGCCTATGGCTCTTGCCTTCCACGACCCCGAACAGCAAGTTCTGGGTATTCCAGAGGCAGTAAAGACCGAGATTATTTACATTCTCAACAAACTTGAAACCGAGATTTTTCAAGTCCGCATGGTTCGCAGGGATGGGGAGTCGGTAGCTTGGTCTCATCCAATCTATGAGCGACCAGTTGCACCTGTTGAAGCTATCCCAAGCGGATTGCCCGCAGTGCCATCGAAGGACTCGCACACCGCCCAGCCCGCGAAAAGGCGCCGAGCAATGGTCAAGAAAGGCCTGGCACCAGTTAAACCTACTGAATTTAAACCATCCCGGCCGTCGTCATGACCAACACATTTAACCCTGAGATGCTTCAGCTGGCCCGGCAGTTTCGCGGTTTCAGCCAAAGCGCTCTATCCAAATCCATGAATATCACACAAGGCTACCTATCAAAGATTGAAAATGGATTGATGGAGCCTGCCGAGGAGATGGTTGAAGCTTTCTGCAAGGGACTTTCATTTCCTAGGGAATATTTTTTTAACCAAGATCGGGTCTATGGGCTGCCGGTTAGCGTTCATGCGTATCGCAAAAAGGCTACTGTCCCGCAGAAGACGCTTGACGCCATCCAAGCTGAAATGAATCTGCGCATCATGCACTACAGAAAGCTTCTTAAATCCGTCGACCTCGCGAAGGATTATGAGCTCCCGTATCTAGACATCGACCAGTACAATGGCGATACCGATGAGATTGCATTCCTTGTCAGAAGATCGTGGATGATCCCTGACGGACCGATCAAAAATCTCGCCGATTTCGTGGAACGCGCCGGCGTTTTGATATTTGTTTGCGATTTTCCTGCTGGAAAAATTGACGGCGTAACCCTTGCCATTAATGGGATGCCACCTTGTATTTTTCTGAGCAAAAATCAATCCGCAGATAGAATGAGATTTTCACTTGCTCATGAGCTCGGCCATTTAGTGATGCATCGACAACCCAGCCCTACAATGGAGGACGAGGCGAACAAATTCGCAGCCGCGTTACTGATGCCAGAAAAAGATATTTTCTACCAGTTGAAGAATATCAGCATCCAGTCGCTGGCCGCACTGAAGCCTGTATGGAAAGTATCTATGGGCGCCTTGCTCTATCGGGCGGGCACGATCGGCGCAATTACAAAGTCCCAGAGTGATTATATGTGGAGACAAATTGGCAGCCTCGGCTATCGACTGAGGGAGCCCGCCGAACTGGATTTTCCGCATGAGAAGGCTCATCTGACTTCAGAAATCTTGGAGCTACACATGGAGGACCTGGGGTATTCGCTTGAAGATCTAATGAGCATCCTTGGTTTGGTGCCTGAAGACTTTGGCAATTTGTATAATTTTAAGCAAAAACCACGCCTTAGCATCGTGAAATAAGCGATCCAGCCCGGCCATGTGCCGGGTTTCCTGTACCTCCCCTCCTACGTTCGCCTCCAGGCCCTTCTGCTGCTTGAGCGAAATCTCGTACCAGCCTCTCTCACTGGCTGACACCACTCACCCGTAGTAATCAGTCCGTCCTGCTCCAAGAGGTCCGCCATTTTGAGCAGCTCATCGTACCGCTCTTCTACATCGCGTCAACTCAGTATTCGTTGGTTGGGCGTTTTAATCGTTAGCTGAACAATTTCCGCGAGAAGCCCGCCCAGTGCGGGTTTTTCTACGCGCGCAGAAAATATTATTAGCAGCGCTATTTACTTCTAATAGCAGCGCTGCTACTTTTATTTGCAAGCCACACAAAAAAGGCCCAGCAGCGAAAGCCGCGCCGCTCTTTAACAATCAGCGCAACAAACAAACCAACAGACCGCATTGCCTCTACCGGCGACCGGCGAGCAGACAGGCCTGAAAGCCTGCCAACGACAGGAACAACCTGGACGGCTGCTCGATGGTGAAACGCCTTAACCGTGTGAGTGACCCGGCATGCAATGCGCCCCGCCATTTCCGGCGGCAATAGGACGGACAGCATCACTAAGCAGCCTTCAAGCGAGGGCTGCTTGGGATGACAACCGACAGGTAATCAACCATGAAGCACGCAACAGAAATTGCTCAGGTCGAAATGCACCCACTGATGCAACAGCGCCGGGACGTTCTCAACGCCTTGTTTGTTCGCACCCACGCAGCCCGTGGAGAGTTCGCCCGACTTACAGGTCTGGCAGCGCCGGATAAGAAAGTGCGCTTTCAGGTGAGGACGGTCGGCAATGCCTACCACATCGTTGACCTGGTCACCGGCAAGACAAAGGCCTTCCGCTTCAATTATCAGGTCGCGCTGAACATGGCGATCGCATTCGAAAAGCAGGCCAATCGCCTGGCGGAAGGTGTGCATTGATCGGTGCACCAATGCCAAACCCACGAGACCAGTTGCTCGACAACCTGAACCAGCAACTTGATCAGTTCTTCGGTTCCGGCGGTAAGGCTCAGCAAATCCCCAGTGGCGTCACTGGCGATCCAAAGCTGGCATCCACACCGCACCACGACCGTCTGCGCGTCGAGCGCAACAAGATCGCCCCGAAGGTTCGCGAACTGGCCGAAGCCGGCAAGGCCATCAGCGAGACGGCCAAGACACTGCACATGCACGTCAAGCGGGTTGCGCTGATCGCCAGCGAGAACGGATTCAAGTTCAACTCATGAAACGCATCGGTAACCGGGCGACGACGCGCCGCCGACAGACCTGGCTGGACTTACCGGCCAGCGGAATTGAAGAGGTAGGCCATGGCCGAGGAAAAGGAACTGACGGAGGAAGCCAAGAAGCAACGCAGAAAGCGCGAGAAGGCAGCAGCAAAGGACGCTGCATTGGGCGTCGAGAAGTTTACGATTGAGGTGGCCGGCGTGTTCAAGCCAGACCTCAAGCGGGTCATGGCCACCCACGGCTTCAAAAACCAGCAGGAGGTGTATCAGAATCTGCTGCGAAACCTGATCGCCGCCGACATCGAGACCCAGGCCAAGATGCTGCAGTGTGTCATGACACCTTTCGTTGTTACTGAAAAAGTGTCGCGCATTATTCGGGCCGCTGGAATGAAGTCGCTCGCCGACGACCCGCCAGAGCCAGAAGACGAAGTCGATGCGCCGACGGTTTAGTTACCGCCCCTTAAATCATTCAGAAACGAAGTTCTCATCTAAAGCCTTACAAGCTATATCCAGACAGCTCTGGACAAGACCTAGCGTAAATTCAAGGTGGTAGTCAGTTGGCCCTGTTATTAATCCAACTTGCTCATCCGAGACTTGGAGCGAAGAATCCATCGACCTAAAGGTTGCGTGGCTCGCTGCTACCGATAGGCCGCGGTAAAGGGTGTCGTATATCGGCATGAGGTTAGCAATTCGGGCGGCGTCATATGTTGAAAAACCTGGAGCACTACCCTCGCCCCGGCGAATGACTTCAGTGAGATCCGCTATGTTCTGGTCGGTCAAGCCTCTAGTCGATAGGGAGTCGATCATCGCCTTAGCTTGCTTTCTCTCGTCTATGTCGGATTGCCGAGAGATCCTTGAAAATGTGTTTGGATCATTGATTAAAGCCACGCCATGAAACATAGCCTCCGCCGCTGAACGCGTCACGGTTTGAGCATCTACGACGAGTCCGCTTTCGCATAAAATAATTGCAGCCTGACAACTTCTTACTGTCCGCTGCAGAAAAATCAAAGCAGCCAACATGTGCGGTTCTTGCCAGTCAACGCCTGCCGCCATCATCGAGCGTTGAGCATCGTCAGATGCAGACTCAGCGATTTCAAAGGACTGCGCATAGGTAGCCCTGAGTTTCTCTCGCACGAAATCCATTGATGGGGATAAGAAGCCCCTGAGATTCAGAGCATTATCCAAGGCGAGTTGGTCCATTCTGCGATCCTTCAGCTGTTTAGAGTCATATCGAGCGGCTTCAGTGCATGGAGTTCGGCTCCATGCCGGGCCGAACACAAATACCGCAACGATCGGCAATACGCCAGCTCAGACGAAACTCGGTGGCTCAACGATTTGATGTGCCGACTCCATGTAGCTGGCCAGGTCGATCACCTCGCGAAGGAACACGACCACCTCCAGCTTCACAGCGTCATCCGGCAGCCCTATCCGTTTCAGCATCGCTTTAGCGTCCTCTCCGATAGCCGCTAGCGCATCTATATCGCTCTGCAATCTCATGTCGGCCTCCTGCCAGTGTGAGTTGAGTCATAGATACACCACTTGGTGACGAGCCGGCCAGTGGAATTGAAGAGGTAGGCCATGGCTAAGACTGGACAAGAACGATCGGCGAAAACCGCCGACAAGCGGATCTAGTACGACGAGAAGGAATTGCGGCACCGGTTACGCCTAGGTAGCCGGAAGAAGCTCGAAGCGCTGATGGCCTGGAAATGATATCGAGGAAATCAGCGAGGCTGATTCAGAACATGATTTGAACGCTCACGCGCTTGGGCCAACATTCTCATATCAAGTGATTCAAAGTCCGCGCCACGAAGCCCAAATAAGCGAAAACGTGGCGCGATTGTTTCGAGAGGCAAGCTGGGCGGAGCTGAAGCGCGAACCGGGTGATTTCGCCCTTGATTAATAAGCTGACAGCAGGTCTCACTATTCAGCGGACAGCAATAACACAATTTAAATCAACCAATTGATCGTTTAAAAGTAACATTGGCTATCCTGCCAGAACCTTCAATCATTTCTGCCCTCATTATGTATTTCTCAATCGATTCCTTTCCGACCCCGTAAACGTACTTGATTGAAAACAAATAATCCTTATCAGATTTATTCATGGCGACTACAAACTCATGCGATTTACCAGCAGCAATTGCACTGCAATCGTAAACCTGCTGAACACCGATAAAGACAACAACACTTTCAGCATTCTTTCCGATATTCTCCATTTTGATCTTCACATCCATGTCTTTTCCTGACGCGCCCGGAACTCTTGCGGAGAGCTTGATATTTGGACGGCTTTCTAACTCCATAATCTCTCGATTATATCTTACGTTTTCCAGCTCCGTTTCCAATTGTCTCCCAGCTATTCCAACCATTTCTTTCTGCTGGTCTACCGAATTTTTTAGCTCTTTCGCCTGTAACTGCAATGCCTCTGAGCTGAGCTTCAACTCGCGACCCTGCTGTAGATACCCGAGTACCAACCACAGAAAGGCTATTGGCCCAAACACCCCTGCGAGAAAATCACCTATCGCGTTTAGCTCAAGAGCTGGAAGTGTTGCACGCTTCCAATAGACGAGAACGGCCACACCCACAAGATAAACGCCCGTAACCACGCCGCCTACAGCTTCTGATCTGAACTTCATAACTCGCTCCATCGAATGATCGCGAGATAGTAGATGCTATATCAACCACCTGGAAGCGTTTTGCCATCGCTCCACTACCCCATTCGACCACGGAGGTGGCGCCTCACTGGAGATAATCCATAAGCCACTACCACGCCCCGCAGAGATTGGCCGCCGCGTCATCGCTTAATGGGAGGCCCGGCTTAATCCTCGCCGACCGCGGTCACTACATTGGAGTGGTGCTGGACGAAGATCCGAAGAAGCGGATCAGCAACTACCACCCCGCCCACGAAATGCAGTACGGCGAGATGGCGGAAACGCTTCCGCTCAAAGAATGGTTGGTGCTTCCGTTCAAGCATGGTTGGGAGGACCTCGACTGGAACCTCGAAGCCCGAGAAGATCTGGTCAGAGTCTGGGGCGCCGCTCGAAGCCAGGCCAAGTACAAAGCCTACGAGCGGCTTCAGGAGTACTGCCACAGCATCAGGGCGATGCTGTATTGCAAAGTCCGGCGAGCATGACCTGATCTTTGAATCTGTCAGGAAGATTGATTGCGGCGGGCTAGAAATTCTTCCCTCGCTGACACGACCCTCTGCACAAGTCCAGAGGAGCGTGGACTACCAAGCTCATCCACCAAAACCAGAGTGAACGAGCACTTGCAGCCGATGCTGTTATCGTCGCGGCTCATCCAATCTCTTATCTCGTCAGCAGTGAACAATTCACCGCTGCGCTGAGCATGCGAAGTCCGTGATGAAGGCGAAAGCGCCGACATGTGCATAAAGCGATGCAGGATATTGAGTCTATTGCAGTCGGCCTCATCCTTTTCGAGCCCCGTCAGCCTCATCTGGTGAAGATCTAAATCGTTCATCCGCGCACTCCGTGTTCCGGCCCATGCCGGGACGAACACAAATACCCCACATCTGCGAATCACGCCAGCCGGCGAGGCAGGTGCATGCTTGGAGATAGCTCACATCTGACACCAACGAATTGGGCCATACCGAACAATAAATAGACTAAGACTACTTTTTAAATCGAACGCAGAAGTTTAAGTCTCAACGTTCTCTCTACAACAGAAAACTCCTGATTTAAATCAGCTAGGTATTCATCATCGCCACCACCGTCCTCATAGAGTATATCTCTTTGCTTCCCCAATATTTGGGAGTATGCCTGCCGCATATCCTCAGTCTGCTTGGAATCAATCGTAATTAGGTACGCTCTAACGTGAATAAAAAGCTCTCTCTCCAACCTGAACAATGGCTGGCAAAGAGATTTTACCTCACCGTCCCAAACCGCCTCGGATTCGAGAACATTGGCGAGTAACTTAGACTTCACATCACCCAGTTTTTCAAATCGCTCTCCATAAGCTTTTGCGACTATTTCTGTATTCTCGTAAACAACATAGTTTCCACCTTCTTTTCTACCTTCATATCCAAGAATCATAGGATTTCTGACATGCCCTATTGCCTCGCGATACCTATAAAGTTCAACCAGTAGCCTTCTTGCAAGGTCATGATCAGCGGTTGCAATGCCTTGATTCCTCCATTCACCAATACCTCGGAAGGCAACGATCACTGCCGCGACAGTAACCAGTACCCCGCCGATATCGAACAGATCATGAACACTATCCACTTTGAAAAAGTCAGTTGCTACCCGTATCTGAGCCCAAAGAACTCCGCAGCAGAACAATAAGAAACACCCCAGCCAAACCACCCAGTCCCGACGCATAACCCACTCCCCTGTAGATCCCGGAACTATACCGGCGAGGATCCCCGATGTCCGCACAACAGATCGACGAAAAGAAACTCGAGCGCGCGATTCGCAAGATCAAGCACTGCCTGGCATTGGCGCAGAGTGTCAACGAGAACGAGGCTGCAACGGCGCTTCGGCAGGCACAGGCGCTGATGCGCGAGTACCGGCTGACCGAAATGGATGTGAAGCTGAGCGACGTCGGCGAAGTCGAGTCGCAATTCTACCGGGCCGAACGCCTGCCGACGTGGGAGCGGAACCTGAGCGGTGCAGTTGCCCACGTTTTCGGGTGCACCTCTTTGTACGGTCGGCAGTACTGCAGTGAAAAGGATCGAATCATCGCCCGCACTTCCTTCGTGGGGGTGACACCTGCACAGCACATCGCGCTGTATGCGTTTGAAGCGCTGCTGACAAAGCTAAAATTTGCCCGCAAGGAATACGTGGCAATGGTGCGTTCGGGTGTCTACCGCAGCTCCTTCTCAGCCGAGACGGCAGGCGACCACTTCGCCCTCGCATGGGTCAACGAGGTTTACGGAAAGCTTAGCGCCCTTGTACCGAAAGACGAAGACGATATCACGTCAGCAAGCGATGGCCGCGACATCATCGCCGTCGAAGCTCAAGACAAGACACTGATCACCGAGTACCTTGCAAACAAAGGAGTGGGCAAAGCCCGTAAAGCGCGCGATGTCGACATCGACCTTAATGCGCAAATCGCGGGAATGCTTGCCGGCCGCAGGGTTGATCTACATGCCGGCATTGCGCGCGGCTGCGACGAAACCCTAACTCTATCCGTAACCGCCTGACTCTTACTCACTTACTGCTTAATGTGGCTTTTACCCATTGCCATGGTCAAATCCACCTCCGTCGACCAGCTGGACCTCAAACTGTGCTCCCGGAATACCCGGTGAAGAGGCGACCCATCGAATCACATGCCGGGCACTGCATTTTGGGCAGGGAATTTCGATTTGATCCTTGCTGTCATCCAGATCGAACCGAAGTTCTTCATCACACTTTTTGCATCTGGCCATCTGAGCATCCTCACAAAGGTATCAGCTCAGCATAGCGCCTCCCCGCTTCTTCGAATCACGTCAGTCATGTGATGCCGGGACTACGAATTATGACCGATAGGGAATGTCGGAAAAAACGATAGGCAAATTGCGCAAACCGCAGGCGTAGAGAAGAGATTCCAAAGACCTTCCTGCGAGTTCTTGATTTGAGACTGGACCAACGTGGATCGCTAATACGCTCTCAATCGGAAAATCGATTTCCATATATGGAATTAGGTAATCACCGCGTGCGCGGTGAAGCACACCTGAACGCTCATAGTCGCTTTTACCAATAATGCGGACTTCGTGCTCGGCTTCAAAATGATTGTTTTTAATAATACTTATCCCAGCAGTAAACGCCTGCAAATGATCTGTCGGAGTATTTAGTTTTGACGTCATATAAACGGAAGATTTATCCACCAAACTCCTTATCAACCCTTCTGAATGATATTTTTTATCTACAGAATCATAAATACATTCATAAAGAGCGTGCTTCTTCTCCAGCTCAGACCTTGAAAACTCAATAGCGAAATTCCCGTAAGCCCTCCATTGACTTAATAAATTTCTAGCCCTACTAAAAGAACAAGTGTACAAATTGTTGCTGTGTGCGAAATCTTTATATGCTTGTAACACACCCTTAGTATAAGCAAGTCCTGCCTTGAACCGCTCTATCTCAGGCTCAGCATCAAAGGCCCACTCATCAGCACGCTTTGATACCACCGCCAGTCCTTCCTGGAACTCTTGAGAGTCATTCAGAAACCCAATATTTGTCAGCCACAGTTTCTTGCTTTTGATAATTGCGGCGACCGCGGATATGTCCGTGTAATGGTACAAAGAATCATTATTAGACATTAAGCGCTCCATTTATTGCCCAATTAAAATTAACCTAGCCTATCTGATTTTGCTAAACCAAACGAGGTTGTCCCATGCCCACAGAAAACAAACCGGCCGAGCTGTTTCCGAGCTTGGCGACTGGCGCCGCGCTTGATGCTTCGACCTGGACGGACTTCGTAGAACGCCTCAGTTATGACTGCAACGGCGCCGGCGTTAAGTGGCACCACACAGCAGCCCTGCTGCTAGCAGATATTGAGCGCGTCGATCGCGTTGGACTTATCAAACACTGGCCGGTAAAGCGGGATGAAAACGGCATGTTCTGGCACCCGGATCTGCCGTCTTTCGATAAGGGTGACGGCGACAAGTGCGAGAAATGGCTCGCCGAACAGAGTTTAGTTGTGAAGATGTCCAGCATTGAGGACGCCCCGGACGAGATCTCGGAGCGCTACTTTGACTCCCAAAATCCGGACTGCGGCTATTGGGAACCCGATCGTCCAGATGGCGAAGGCTGGTTCTGCCTTTCGATTCACGACACTGACGATGGCCCGGTCTGTTGGTGGGCGCGACGCGAGGTGACGCAATGATCTTCGCCCCGCTCTACACGGCATACCTCATCTACAAAGGGCCTCGGTGACAGCCAGTAAGCAAACCTCTTCGCTTCGCGTCATTCAAAAGCTCGCGCCCCACAATTCGCGCAAGGACCTCCGGCGGTGAAGCCCCAACAACGGCGTATTTCGAGTCAAAGGTTGATCGAACATGAATCATGCCTTTATCGACGGAATAGGAAATCGTGTAGCTCTGCCCTTCGAAATCAATTTCTAAAGTCCCTCGCATAGCAACTCCTGCGCTTTTGATCTTGAAACCCTAACCGTAGACCCATTCTCTCGACTCAACAGCCTGCCGGTGTAAGGCGGGTGAGGAATCCTCATGCCCGAATTAACGTACGACCAGAAGCTGGTGGATTACGCAACGGCACCGAAAGCATCGGTCGGCACCATCTGCCAGATCGAGAACGGCGATTTCGTTAAGCACTGGTGCGGGAAGCTGCGCGGCAAGTTCATTCAGGTCGGCCCCACTTGGAAGGCCGCGACAAAGCAGCAAGCAATCGAAAAGGCTCGGGAGTTTCGCGAGCAGTGCCGGGCAGAAGCAAAAGCGAAAGGTTTGTTGCCCGCATAACCATCACCAACTTCTACCGCCAGGCGCGGCATGGAGCATCACAATGGAAACTGAAATTCTCTCCGACGAGGAACTGGCCGCCCTCACCGGCTACAAGGCCCGGGCCTACCAGCGCCGCTGGCTGATTGATCGCCAGTGGGTGTTCGTCGAAAGCCGCGGCAAGCGCCCTCTAGTGGGCCGCATGTATGCCCGCATGAAGCTGGGCATGATCAGCCCTACGATTGCCGATACGAACCCGCCGCCGGCTGCACCGGTATGGACACCAGACTACTCGCGAGTGAATTGATATGCGCCCCCGCAAGGCCGACACACGCAGCTTGCCGCCTCGGATGTACCAGTGGACACGAACACGAAAAAGCGGAAAGATTTGGATCGCCTATTACTATTTGGATATGACAGGCAAGGCGATCCCGCTGGGCAAGGATCTGGACTTGGCCCGGGTCAAATGGGCGGAGCTGGAGGCGAAGGAAAAGCCGCTTGATCTGCGCACTATGAAAGGCATCTTCGACCGATATATCCGCGACATCGTATCGAAGAAAGCGGCACGGACGCAGAAGGACAACTTGGCGGAGATCAAGCAGCTTCGGCCCATGTTCGACAGCGCTCCCATCGACTCAATCACCCCAGCAACTATCGCAGGGTACCGCGACGCGCGGACCGCCAAGGTTCGCGCGAATCGCGAGATTGCAACCCTCTCCCACGTTTTCAACATTGCTCGAGAATGGGGACTGACGACCAAAGAAAATCCCTGCCAGGGCGTGCGAAAAAACAAGGAAACGCCGAGGGACTATTACGCAAATGATTTGGTTTGGGATGCTGTTTACATGAAGGCAGCTCAAGAGCTGAAGGACGCGATGGACTTGGCCTATCTGACCGGGCAAAGACCGGCAGATGTCCTAGTCATGAGGAAGGACGATGTCGAGGGAAATTACTTGGGTGTGCAGCAGAACAAGACACACAAAAAGCTGCGTATCCAGATGACTGACGGTGATGAGCCAAACAGTCTGGGCCTGTTGATCGGGAAAATGGCCGAGCGCAATGCTCAGCACATTTGCAGCTATTTGATCGTGAGCGCACGCGGCAAGCGGATGACCGCGAAGATGCTTCGCGATCGATGGGACGACGCCAGAGAAAGGGCCAAGAAAGAAGCTGAAGAAAAAGGCGATGTTCAGCTGGCTGAGAAAATCGGAGGCTTCCAGTTCAGAGACATCAGGCCGAAAGCGGCGTCGGAAATCCTCGACGTCGGCGATGCGAGCCTACTCTTGGGACACACCAAAGGAGACATTACCGAGCGCGTATATCGACGAATTGGCGCCATTGCCAAGCCATCGAAATAGCCCCAAAAACCGTTACAAAACTCAAAATCCGCCCCTTGTAGAATGCGGGCTGTAGAGGTGTCAAAAAATAAACGTATCGTAACGAAAAGCGGCTACAGGCCCCGATTTCATTGGCTTTGCATATCGGTCTTGAAAACCGTCGACTGTAACAGGTCCATGAGTTCGAATCCCATCGCCTCCGCCATATTTGGTACCGACAAAGCCCTGATTATTCAGGGCTTTGTCGTTTCTGGCGTCCTGAAAAATTTCCTTTCTGCCAGCAAGCCTTGAGCGTTTACTGCTGCCGATCGCAGCGTCATGCCCAGAACCAGCTCCTTGATGAAGGCCTGGCTAATAATTGCGGTGTTCATGAACACCTGGCCACCCGTCAAGGGACGTGAAGCGCGTCGCTGACGCAAGCTTCTCCTCCGCTATCACGTTCTCATTGCCACGATGCTGGCCGTGTTGTGATATGCCTTCAGCACTTCGCTGATTGCGCCAGTGCCGTCATCCTCTCGCCACACCGCTTGCAGGGCCTCTCGCACACCCCGCCAACATCACTACCGCCAGCGCTACTATCAAAATCCGCATATTTACTCCTTGTGGTCTCGCACGCTGAAGGTGAAGAAATAGAACGAAATTTTCTCGTCCTCAAGATCCCTCAGCTCGTACCGGACTCTATCAAGTCCATCGTCGATTCGAGTTACGACGAGGTCCATGAATTGGGTTAGCCCGCCACCGAAGCCGCTTAGGTTCAGTGCGCTCACGTCACGAAAAACAGCCGTCACACGCTCGGTTTCTGGATCATCGGAGGAAGACATACTCAGCGTGAGTTTGTATTTGAAATCCACCATTTCGAGCTGCATCGAAGCTACGCAGTTATTCTCGAAAAAAAGCTGATTGAGGCGAGACAGTTCCATTTACAACCTCGAGGAAAAATCAGGTGGTGCACATACCGTAGCCAACGCTCCTACGACCAGTTTCATGAAGGTCGCTCCTGTGAGAAAGAATGCACGATATCACCGGTTTTACCTCGATGAGCCCTGCACGCTTCGAAAATCCTCTCTCCGGCGCGGTATCACAATTCAACAGC